AACATAAATAATCATTCTAAAATAGTAAGAGAATGGTTGCGTGCGATGAAAGAAAAGAATAATAGTTTATTCCCTATTAATATTATAAAAGATTTTGAAAATAATAATATAAAGTCTATAAAATCAGGTATTACATTTAATGTAGGTCTATTAACAAAAACATCAAAACATGTAGGAGAAGAATTTATTGATAATTTTAATAATGTTAAGAAAAAAAGCGGAGGGAAGAAGGAGTCTAATGACAAAATTAAATACCAAAGTATAATCCGTGCTATAATGAAAATATTATATACTCATTTAAAAAATAGCGATAATAGCGACGAGATTAATACGTTATTAAATAATTCTATAAAAGATTTGAAAGATATAATAATAGATTTGAAAGCATTAAATAATATTTATAATGATGAAATAGAGAATGAGATTGATATTATAAATAAATATATAGTAAGTCGCGCATTATGTTGCCCGTTTAATATAGAGCAGACATTAAATGGAAAGATAATATCAAACGTTATTAGTCATCTATATATAGAGAAAATAACAACTAATATATATAAAGATGTTATGGAGATAATTAAATTATCATTTCCTACAATGGAAGAAAATATAGATTTTTTGAATAAGCAGCGCGAAGAAAATAAACAGGGGAAAATAAAGATTCTCAATGATAAAACCGTCGAGGATAATAAATTAATAAAAGAGATGAAAAAAGCAGGAATAAAATATGATATAATTCAAGAAAAAATAAATGAGGTCGATGAAGTCAATCAGTATAATTATGATACGCAAGAATTATTGGAAAATAATAACGATGATATCAATACTGACAATTATATATTATATAAGGATAATAATGCTGGAGAAAATGTAGAGGAAACTAATGATATGGATAATAAAATGACATCAAACGACAGAGAAGACGACGACGAATATATGGATACGCAAGATATGGAATATTTACATGATTAGGATGCGCACTATACATTTTCGCCTGCGCCATATATTTTAGTATCTTGCCCAGTCGCCGTCGTAGTAGGTAAATCGTTTTTCGGAGGCATCGTGGATATATTTACGAGTGATGCTCCTTGTGCTAGCATCTGGGATGCTTGAATTGCTTGTTCTGATTGTCCTAATAGAGATAATTGGGATGCTTGTGATAACTGCGATAGTTGTGATAACTGCGGTAGCGGAGTTTCCTTTTTACCTCCACTGAGTCTTTTGGCGACACTAGTATTACCTATGATGCCATTTAATTGAATAGGTATATATCTGTCAGCATCAGTGAAACATTTAGCAACTTCTATTTTATATTTAACAGGTATTTCTTCGAATGAGCAATCTTGTATTAAATTATCATATTTTAGAGATAATATATTATAGGTTTCTTTAGATACATGTCCATCACATGCTTCTATTTCTTGAGATAACAACATAAATTGTTGAGACAATTTTTTAAATATTTCAAACTTTTCGCTCGCCTTTATGCTATTTGTAAGAGACATTATAAGGACACTAACGGCATTTACAATAATATTCGGAATTTTAATAGCGTTAGCATCTTCACTGATACTATTTATGATACACATAGTAGAACTAGTTAATACGAGAGGTATATTAAAACAGAACTTTACAAAACTCCAATGCGAAGATGCTTTTGTACATAACAGCGTCATAGATTCGCATTTATCTAATAATTTATCAATATTATGCATTATTTTTTCGGTTATTCTTAGTTTATCTAATAATATAATATTTTTTTATTTGAATTATTATATTAGATAAGCGTATGAATATAGAAGTTAAAACAAACGACTGGGTTCTCCCAAATAGAGTTGGTTATAATAAACAAATATATAATACTTTTCATCCTTCAAAATATCAAAAAAAGAAAGTAGCGTCCGCATGTAATTGTTCAAAAGAATCATGTGAATTAGATGTATCCAAAGTATCTCTGTTTCCACAGCAAAGAATAATTAAGGATTATATGCAATTTGATAGTCCGTATAGAGGCATTTTATTATATCACGAATTAGGTTCTGGTAAATCCGCGGCATCTATCGCCGCATCAGAAGGATACATTAATCGCAAGAATGTTATAATTATGACACCGGCATCATTATCGCAAAATTATGAGAATGAATTAATGAAAATATCTACTATTGGATTAAATCTAAAGAAATCATGGACATGCGTTAAGTTAATAAAGACAAATGCCAAAATGATGGAAGACCTCAAAAAATACGCAATAGATAAGCAACTAATTAAAAAAGAGGGAACTGTATGGATTCCTTTATATAAGAAGGATATTGAAGGCGCCGAGATAATAATCGACAATATTAAATACGCCGATTTAAGTTCGAATTATAAAGAAGACATTAATAAGACCATAACACATATAATAAGAAATAGATATAGATTTATTAATTACAATGGGATAACAAAGAAAATGTTATCAGAAATGGGAGAAAATGTCTTCGACAATGCTTTTATTATAATAGATGAAGTACATAATTTTATAAGTAGAATAGCGAATGGCTCAAAGATAGCGATGGGAATCTATAATAGTATAGTTGATGCGAAGGATGTAAAATTGGTGTTATTATCTGGTACGCCAATAATTAACCAACCGTATGAAATATCCTTTTTAATTAATTTATTAAGAGGTCCTATGGTGACATATAAAATACCTATATTAAATGGTACTGCTGATAAAAGTGTTATAACAGATAAATTGATAAAATCGCAATACTACGATTATGTAGATGAATTATATCATGATGATAAAAATGTTAATATTGTATTACTACCTAAAAATTATGTTCGTAAAAGCAATGAAACTTCTGTTATAATAAGTAAGAATTGGAATAAGGATGAAGATACACTAATTAAAGAGATAATAAATGCTATAAATAATTACGAACCAATTAAACCGAGTAGTCCTAAAAAAATAAAATCTGTCATAAATAGTTTTAAAAGTGATAAACCATATTTAATACTTACAAATGGCACAACAGGGTCATTGAAAACAAAAATGGCGGAAGAAATAATTAAGGATTTAAAATTGAGCACTAATAATACAAAGATTAATATAGATGATTTAGTAGTAAATAATAAAGAATATAAGAGGCGCGTATTAGATATAATTAAGAAGATTAGTAAAGATTGTAATAATAAGCGGTCGTGTATTTTGGAAAAATATGACAATCCTAGCGATAAATTACTAGAAGATTTTAATAAAGCGTATTATGATGTTAGAACAGGTGCTGACGGAATTGGATGTACCTCTAAATTTAAGGATTCTTGTGATATATTGAATGATTTAAATTTAGAAAAGGCCTTAAAAGAAAGTAGAAATATTGTATTTGAATCGCAAGGTTTAACAATTCCCACATGGTTATTATCGCAACCTTATTTAACAGAAAAATATAATGTTATAGTCGGGTATTCGTTGGCATCTATTAAAAAAATAGTAGAAGTTATAATAAAAAGGGCGAAGGCGAGAATAGATAAATATGAGAAAAATCAAGACAATGAGGCACCGCGATATCCTAATATAAATATGAAAATAATTGGGGCAAATATAAAAAAAATTATAAAAACATTAAATGATTTGCGAAATATTTGTATGGATGATAGTAAGTATTTAACATGTGGAAATAAAAAAATAGATAAACTTCTAATATACGAGAATGATAGCGAATTCAAATTTAATCTAGTGTATGATAATAGTGATAAGATAACTGACGAGGATTTTAACTCTTTAATAAATAGTATAGTTAAGATAGACTCTAACGGCAATTTTAATACTGATGTTATTTTAAATAAAAAATTTAGTCGCGAAATTAATTATGCGCTACCAAATAAAAAGGAGGAATTTGATAAGTTTTTTATTAATGATGCTGACCCCGAAGATATCAAGATAATAAACGAGGATTTATTTAAAAGACGTGTTCTAGGTATTTTGAGTTATTATAAGACGACGGGTTCAGAATTATTTCCTACATTATTACCGGAAACTATTAGACGCATGTATATGACTAATCATCAAATTAAAAAATATATGGATGTCCGAAAAAAAGAAATAGATATGGATGATAAAAAGAAGAAGTTTGGTAATAAAGCAGCAGCAAATAAAGATGTTAGTTCAGTATATCGCGCATTTAGCAGATTAGTCTGTAATTTCGCATTTCCTAATGAAATACCACGCGAATTTCCTCAAGATATAAGACTTTTAAAGAAAAAGGAAATTGCTCTAAATGAAGATGATAATAGTAAAGGTAGCGACGATGATGAAAATGCCAAAAAGAAAGCGGATAAGAAGGATATAGATGCTGAATATAATAAAAAGTTGAATAAGGCACTAAATGATTTACGCAAAGGGGATTATTTAGAAAAGAAAAATTTACTTGAATATTATAGTCCAAAATTTGCGCAAATGTTAGAAGATGTGAATACTTCGCCTGGAAGCGTCCTGGTATATTCTCAATTCCGTGTAGTAGAAGGATTAGGAATATTTAAAGAAGTTTTAAATAAACATGGATATATTGAAATTAATATTGTTAAGAATGATGAATATGGATATATATTAGAAGACCCTGACGTATTTAATGAAAAATACGATAATAAAAGATATGTAGTATTCAATTCTGACCGCGAAAAAACTAATATCTTAATGAACTTATTTAATGGAGATTTTGCGAATCTTCCGGATACTATTAGATACAATCTACCAAATAAAGGCGAGGGTTTAGAGCAGAGATATGGAAATGTCGTAAAAATAATGATGATTACGCAATCAGGTGCCGAAGGTATATCATTGAAAAACGTAAGACGTGTGTTAATTACCGAATATTTCTGGAATTCAGTGCGTATAGATCAAGTAATTGGGCGCGCCGTTAGAACTTGTAGTCATATGTCATTACCAGTGGAAGATAGAAATGTGGGAGTTTATAAATATATAATGAAATTTACAAAGGAACAATTAATAAAAAATCCAACAATTAGAATAAAAGATAATGAACTATCTACTGACGAGCACATATATGACAAGGCCAATAATAAAGAGAAGTTAATTAAAAATTTCTTAAATATGTTAAAATCCTCATCGGTAGATTGTATAATACATTCGGCGATTAATCAACCTTTGAAAAATGGTTATAAATGCTATAATTGGCCTATAAATAAGAACAATGACAAATTGTCATTTACTCAAAGCATATTAGAAGACCGCGTAATAACACAAAATAAAAATTATGAGAAAACTAAAATAGATAAAGGGCGCGTAGTATCAAAAGATGGTATTAAATATGTTTTATTAAATGACAAACTATATGATTATTACAGTTATAAAAATGCCGGCGTATTATTATTGGTGTAAATTGCCTAATATATATAAAAATTAAATAATAGTAAATAAGAAGCACATACTTATTTTTAATAATAATTATAAATGAATAATATAATATTGAGAAGATATATTGGCAATATTAATTATGAATATGATGGGGAATTATTAAATGAGGTAAATGAAGAGGTTTTAATGACCGATAATATATCAGTACCATATCGCGAAGAAGGAAGAGCGAATAATACGAATAACGCGAATAACATAAGGTGTATATGTAGATATAGTAATACATTCAACCTATGTAATCGTATTATTACAAACAATTCTTTATATTGTAGATATCACAAAAATACTAAATTTGGTTATATACATAGTATTTTTTATAATGTATTTAAGGAAAAAGCAGAAATAACGATGAATGATTTATATATATTATATAAATATATAATTGGCGATGCGAATGATGTTAAAGACGCTTGTGCTTTATATGCCTTATATATTGAATTATTAAAAAATATGCCTTTTAAAATATTATTAAATATTGCGGAAGGATTGTTTATCACTACGAATAATCGTAAATATAGTAAGAAAGAACTATATAATATATTATATAATATAAATAAAAATACTTATGATTTTGAAAATAATAATATATGTATGGGAAAACTCAACAAGATACAAGATATGTTCAGGGAAAAATTGAAGAAAAATGTCAAAAACAAACTAAAGGATAATATATTGATAAAATATGATATTAATGAAGATTATATGAATAACGAAGAACTTTTCACGGGAGAAAATATATGTGAAATATCTGTAAATAGATTATATGTATTAAAAAACGAGAGAAATGAGAAGTATATTTTTGACGCAATAGAATTAGAATATTTTATTAGAAAATGTCTTGAAAATAAACAGGAGCCTTATAATCCATATAATCGCGATAAACTAGAACATGAAGTCTTGGTAAATCTTAATATGTTTATAAAATACAATGGTTTAGAGATAAAGAACGATGAATACTTATGGGAAAATAACATGCATGCTTTTACAGAATTATCATTGGAAATAGAGAGACGCGGATTTTATAATAGCCCCGAATGGTTTGATAAATTAAAAGACGCGGATTTCTTAAAAATAATAAAATATTTTAAATTATTCTCGAGTAATATACCAGAATGTAATAAATATTTCAATGATATACGCGCGGATACATTAGTATATGATTTTTGTAAAGATGCTATTAAGATGTTTAAGGAATGTAATGATGAATATTATGTATTGTGTTGTAATTTTATAAAAGCGATGGCGCTATGTTCGAACAATTTTTTCAATAATATTCCATCGTGGTTAATAGCGAATAATGAAAACATTCGCATAAATACAAATCTCGAAACATTAATGGGACTAATAAATAGAGACAATGCTTCTGAATTGACGAATAATTTTTTATTATATTATTATGTAGAACATATTTAAGATTGTAATATAAAAATATGAACACTAATATATACGATATTAAATATACTCCCGATTTCGCTTATACTCCTGTTAGTTCACAGAACTTACAAAATGTAATCGAAGAAAAACAAAAAAATGTAATAGATATATATATAATCAAGTTTAAAACGGCATTTTATGGATTTTTATTATTTATAATTTTATCACTTCCAGTAGCATATAAAATATTAGATATGATAGGAAAAATAATATCAAATAATATAGAAATTTATGATTTTAATATAGATGAACCTTCGCCACTAGGACGTGTATTTATGGGATTTATAGTTTTTATTCTACTGTTTATCCTATAATCTATCTACTTTTTATTCTTTTTAACTGCCTTCTTAACAGGTTCTGGTTCAGGCTCGGGTTCGGGTTCGGGTTGTTCTTCGTCCTTCTCATCTTCTTCCTCCTCCTCGTCATTCTCTTCGTCCTCCTCTTCTTCATCTTCATCTTCTTCTTCTTCTTCTTCCTTCGCAGGAGACGCTACTACTTGCTTAATCTTTTTATTATCTTTTACACTATCAGATACAATAGTCTTTGCGATTACTTCAGTATCTACGTCGATATCTTCATCGTCTTCATCGTCTGCTACATTTTCTTCATCACTATCTTTTACAAAAGTAATCTTTGATGTATTAACCTTTTGAAATTTTGCGGAAATAATCTTCCAACTACATCCGAACATTCCAGCGGAAAACCATAGACCATTCAATTGGATAATGAATTGCGCCTTTCCACCCTTGAGATTAGCAACATAGTCCTTGAAATCAATCTCGTTATTATCCATATCATATGCGTCAAATTCAAATTTATCTTCCAAGGAATTATAAGGGAGTTTCGCCTTAAAATTAGGAGGATATTTATCGGCATACATACCAGTTTCCTTGTCCTTATCGCGACGAACAATAGGACTAAACATATTCTCAATGGCGCCCTTATTGCCCTCAAAGTTCTTCTTAAACCACGCTACACTATTCTTACTAGCATCCTCGCAGATTTTATTTTCAAGTTCAATAAACTTATCGTGAAATGCCTGAAGTTTTGGATTCTCATCCATTCCCTTGAATGATGCCGTAATATCATACTTACGGGCTTCATCTTTGCGTTTCGGGTCATCCTTGATAAACTGGGTATTATCATTGACTCCATAAGGAATCGATAGAACAGGAGTTTGGATATTAATTTTTGAACCTTGATAATTAAGATAGACGGATTTAGCACCTGATTTCATAATCTTCATTTCAGAATACTTAATCTTGTCGACATTGAATTGCTTGGGGAGGAGAACG